TGTAATAACGTCTTCTTGTGTTAAAATCTCCTCTTCTCCTGTAATAGGGTTCTTTCCTTTCCTTGTGGCTTCTAACCATCTTCGAGCTATTGTGCTTCTGTTCAAACTTCCTTTTGGCCTTCCTTTCGGATTACCGCTTTGACCTTTTTTAAATTCGTGTTTTTTTATATTTTGTTCGTTTGCCATTACTTATATTTTTTGAATGATGCTAAAGGGTAAAATACTAAACTATTTCTATAACCACCTTTTGATGTTGGCACAATTGGTGTAACTCCATGAACATTTCTCCATGCTGGATAAACAAGCATTGAATTATCACAACTATCCATTGTAGCACCATAATCAGGTACAGTTGTATTGCCCCCTGTAGCGTTGTTTTTCTTTGCTATAATTACATTAACACAACCTTTAATATTTGCATTGTCTCTGTGAAAAGGTGCTGGAATATTATAATTAGATATGCTACTTGTAAATAGTTTGCTAAATCTCCAATCTTTAGGTACGTTTTCCTCAATTAATTTAACTTGATTTTCATACACATTTGGTGTTATTTTTTTTATCAAATCTTCACTTTCTCTACAAAGCAACAACATAGATTTTATAAACGTTTGAGCAGATTTTACATTATGTACGCTGCTTATTGTTGGGTAAGGTCTTCTCATATGTGGCTTAGGGGGTACACTCCCAATAATTGTAGAATATTGTAATACTTCATTTTCAGAATCGGCAAAACCTGAAGAACGTTTCATTACACTTTTTGGCACGTTCTTACTTCTTAATTCTTTATTTGCAAGTGCTGCTAATTTAGATGCTTTTTCAGAATGTTTGGAAATATCTTTAATGTAAAATCCTATTGGTTCACCATCTGAGTAAAATATACTATCTTCTTTTATATTCGGTTCTATATGTCCGCATATATCGCCAATTTTTGTTTGATGTTCTATTTGTGTTAAATCTATTTTATTCATAACAATAAAAATTATCTGCTTTTGGAAAAATGTTTGTTGGTAATTTATCGTCTGGTAAATTATATAAATATTTACTATATACAAAATTTGAATATGAAACTTTTAATTTGTCTACAATCTTTCTGTACCTGTTTAAGTTTGTATCTATATCTAAACTCCATTCAGCAACCATCTTTTTTGGAAATAACTTCATGTTTTCAAGTATATCCATTTCAGCACCTTCTATATCCATCTTGCAACATAAATTAGTATCATTTAAAACTTCTGAGAAGTGTATGCAATCAACATTAAAACTTTGATTACCCCAATTTTTGTAAACTGAATTTCTCCATACTTGCATATCATTACCTACATACATTTTCATTTTCTTTTTGTCGTTAGCCACTACTGCTTTGTTGAATATATTTGCATCATAATTATTTAACTTTAAATTTTCTTCTATCATCTTGCAATTATACGGGTCTGGCTCGTAAATATCTACCTCAGCACCTTTAGAAAGAGCAACTAAAGCAAAAGCACCAACGTTGCCACCTAAGTCAACCCACCTTTCACCCTTGTTAATTTTAAACTGTTTTCTTTCGTAAACATTATTTACAATAACTTCTTTGAAGGTTTTTTCATCACTTGTTCCGACCCTTGAAATAAATTCAATATTGTTATGACTTAATTTTATTTTTTTCATTTCTTAAATGTTCTATAATCATTCCGCCAATATAAGCTTCTCGCTCTCTCCAAAATTTAACTAATTCAGCAGCTTCTTCATAATGCTCCAAATCAAATTCTATTTGAATAGCTTTCTTTACATTGTTTGTCATTTCATCAAGCTCATTACTCAAATCTTCATCATCTAACAAAGAATAGTCAACTTCCTCTTCAGGATTCCAAACATCTAAACCCCAATCTTTTAAATTAGTATTATCCCATTCATTTGCTAACATATCCCAATCCCATTCACCAAAACCCACATTGTCTTTAACTATAAATTCTCGCTGTTGTTCGGCTGTTAATTTATCTGCTTGTATTACGTGAGCTTCTTTTAAACCTGCTTCTTGACAAGCTTTTAAACGCATATTACCACCAAGCACAATCATATCTTTATTAACTACTATTGGTCTAATTTCCAACATCTCTGGAAACTCTTTTATTGAAGTAACTAACTTATGAAATTTATTATCTTTTATTATTCTTGGGTTGTTCGGATTCCTTTTTATCTGTGTTATTTTTACTTTCTGTGTTTTCATCTTTAAAAAATTTTAATAGTTTTCTTTCAATTGCTTTTGCTTTCTCTTTCGTATTCATATTCGTTATATAATCTTTTCATAGTATCAACTAAACCTTTCACACAACTACCACAACTTGAGCTTTGTTTGTTGGTGTTAAATACTCTATTGTGAATTGTTAATAGTTGTTTTTGTTCTATGTTGTTTACTATGTTTTTATTAATGTTAAAGAAACCTTTTAAGTACATATATTCTTCTTCGTTGAGGCATTCTACTTTGTATGGAAACATAGAATTCAGCTTTTTCTTTCTTTCAGAGCATCCGCAATCTTTACCTAACTTATCAAATATCCAATCAGTAGCTTTCTTTATACCTGTGGCTTTTGTAATCTTTTCTACTGTATCTCCTAAACCTTTACTTTTCATTAATCTTTTTTTTTATTTCTTTAATACAATTATTTATAGTTCTCCATACAACTACGTGTGATATATTAGTTGCTGCGGATAGTTTTCTAATGCTATGGAACTTCTTTCTATATAAGTTAAATAACTTTCTATCGAACCAGTAAAATTCATTTACTATTTCATCAACTACTTTTTCAATATCAATGTATGGTTCATTATCTGCTTCTATAATGTTTTTTAGTTCTTTATCAATTAAAATATCTTTATCATTTCTTATTGTATCAATAAAAATATTGTGCATCATCTTATATATAAACGCTTTATTAAGTGAATCGTTATACAGAATGTCATTGATTTTTACTTTACCACTATCAATTTTACTATGTAAAGCTATGTAGAAATCGTGTAATAAATCTTTTGCTGGTACTTTGCTACTGCTACTTATTTCCTCAGCCATATTGAGCCAAGTTTTCTCATCTCTTATTAGAATGTGTAGTATATTATCTACCTCTGTACTCATCTAATTCAAGAAGTATATTTACAAAATCATCATATTGCAAAGCAATGTAATCTTTTTCAAAGTTCTTAGTGAATACAACTACTGGAGTTTTTAGTGTACCACGTGCATCACCTTCACTTTGTTCTAATGCTTTCCAGATATTTAATTTCTCTTGGTTCTTGCATTCCCAGCTATACTCAGATAGAATACCGCTTGTTGTCATTATATCACCTTTTATACTTAAACCACCGCTGTTAGGTGTTCTTCTAATATTAGTATCAAATTTCTTAGCTAAATCTTTTGCAATTTTTAGCTCGAACCTTTTACCCTTTTGATTTGCATTTAAACTCATATCTTTTCAAAGTGTTTTCTAATTTTAGCACCTAACTCGGCATCATTAGGATATATCCTACACAATAAAGCAATGTTATACTCAACAGGGCTATCAGGGCTAATATAGTACGAGTCCTTTGTTTGTCTGTACTCATTAAGCGTTCGTTTCTTTTTATTTAAATCTTTTTTCAATGATGTGTGTTACTATTATACCTATTACAAAACAAGTTAAATGTGTTGCTGTTAATAATATTGTTATATACATAATTTATAGTTTATTTTTTAAAAGTATTAAATTTTTTCTTAAGTTCTGCAGTTTCTTTGTATGCTTTTATATTTTGCATTGTTAATAATGTTTGTTTGTTTTTCATTTCATCAATTGTAAACCTAAGCTCCAGCATGCATTTTAAGCTACTTTGCAGCGTTTCTACCGCATCTAATTTGCTTTGTGTTACTTTACCACTCTTTAAACCTTCTTGTGCTTTTAAAAGCAATATTTCTAATTTGTTCTTTGTTATTGTATAATCTAAATCGTTCATTGTTTCAAATCTTCTGAGTATAAAAATAAATCACCCATTTTTTTATCTAATGTTTTTATCGTTCTATATATGTCTATGCTTTTTCTTTTTACTTCTTCTTTCTCTGCTTTAGTTGAATCAGTACCAAGATGTGCATACAAACTGCAATCTATTTCTAAAAGTGTATCTATCTTTTTTTTATTACTCCAAGTTTTATAATTAATAAACTCTTGTATGTTTTTATATGTGTATCTCATTTTTTTTGTTTTAATACGTTATTACCACCAATTGTAAATCCTAATCCACTATTGTAATCAAAGCATAGCGGCTTATCCAAAGTCGGTGTTCCTCCAGTTTCTTTGTCTTTAATTTTTTCTACTCTTACTTGTGTCATCATCCAGCTTTCAGGTGAATTAATAAACCTATGTATTGATAGGAAAGAATCGCAGCGATTCGCAAACACTTGACCACCCTCAACATCTGATTTTCTTGGTGGTTGTATATAACCAGCATATTCGTGATTTGGTGGAAATACTCTCCTTGCTGATTCTGTCATTGGGTGTGTCATTACATAAATTGATTTACCAGTAGTATTGCAAAAATCTCTTATATCATTGCATATTAAATAATTACGTTCATATTGGTTTACTCTTCTATCATGGTTTAAACCTGTAAAGGGGTCAAGAGCAAATGAATCACAATTACTTTGTTTAAATATCTTTAATAAATCTTTATGGTTATACATTTTTTTATTACTAACAAAAGTAAACCACTCTGAAATTTTATTATTGTATTTATCAATTTCATCTTTACTTAGTTCATTTAATTTACATTGTGCATACATTTGAATTAAATCTCTTGTTAATTGTCCTGAACTATTTTCACCAGACCAAATACACCATTTAACATTATGTTTTACACTTATACATAAAAAGTACCATAACATAAAAAAAGTTTTCCCTACATTATCAAGGCCAACTATAACAGTAAAGCTACCACGCTTATGAACATACCAATTATCAAATTCATTACCAATACCTAAACCACGTTTAATTTTACCTTCTTTAAAAGCAAATAAATATTGTAAGTTATCTTCTTTGTTAACTATCATTTTATAAATGTTGTAGTTAAATAAGGGTCTTTAAATTTTGCAACTTTCTCTTTCCCTTTCTCTTTTTCTTTCTCTTCTACTTTCCCTTTCTCTTGTTGCTTAGGGGGTTGGCTACCCCCTTGCTTAGGGTCTTGGTATAGGGCATTGCCTGTCTTTGTTTCATAACCTTTTACTTGGCTATCAATACTATTAGTTTGACTTATGTATGCAAACTTCGCCATGCCTTTTAAATTAGTAGGTTTAACACCTAAAAACTGCCTATTCAGTAAAGCATCAATAAATTGTATTTTATCGCTATCTTTCTCTAATTCGTTGTATACATCGTAATAACTTCTAAAAAAGTTAAAACCCTTTCTTTTTGTTAGTTTCATAATTTGATTAAAAATTGTGTTTATAGTTTGTTCTTTCGCATTGTAGCTTATAATATTCAAAAGCTCTCATACCAGTTATATGAGAATCAGTCGGAACAAAATATTTCCAACCTTTGCTTTTTCCTCGATTAATATAATAAAAAAAATAAGCAGCTAACTTTCCTGTATTCTTTTGCATTATAACAGTTGCTGTATGGTCAGAGGTTGGTATTGCTTCTTTTACTTTAAAATCTTCATTATTATAATTACCTTCTCTATCTTTTTTTGAATATAGTTTTGCTATGTGATTAGCTTTGGTATTTAATTCTTTTGCGATTTCTTTATTCATAATATGCTTTGTGTTTTGATTCGTATTTATAGTAAGCAATTAGCTCTTCTTCGTTAAGTGATTCTTCAGTATATAGTTTATCGAATGTGAAGGATACGTTTTTAATATCCTTCACTTCTTTTTTAGGTTGTATAAAATCAACATACTTGTAATTTTTCTTTTGTACTTTATATGCTTGTACTAAAGAAATGTATTCTATTTTATACTTCTTTGCTATCTCTGGCATTGTGTATCCGTTCATTAACATATTTTGTATATCCTGTGACGTTAAACCCAATGCTTGTAAGACCTTCGATTGCTTCATTATATTTAAAAGGGTAAATCATTTGAAGTATCACTAACGGCTTTTGTTTCTGCTTGTGGTTCTGGTTTCCAAGTATCAACACTAATACTTACATTTTTATCGTACTGGTCTGGCTCATCTTTTATATTAATATTTAGTTTGATGAATTTATTACCGTTATACTCCTGTATGTAATCAGCGATTTTAGTAGGATTAATAGTCACTTTTAACCATTTGTCATTCATAACTTTACCACTACCACAATATATTGTTTCTTCTTTTTTATTCATTGTTATTTGTTTTTATTTGTTTTTAGTTAATATTTTAAATTAATTTTCATTCTTCTTTTATAATTGTATATCTCTTCAATTAAAGATAAATATGAATCTCTATTTACGCAGTCAACAAGTGCAGTTCTTTGAAATGTTAGTTTTTGCAAAAATTCATCCATAGAAAACTCAGATTTATTTAATAAAAAATATATAGCTCTTACAAAATACCTTCTATTGTATCCTTTATAAAATTCAGCAACTTTTGATAATTCATCCCCATAATAGCACGCTTTTTTATAATTAATTATTTCAAAAGAACCATTTTTAAATTTTTCTTCATGCGTTCTAATATCAGGAGAACATAATAACAATATATTTTCCCTATGTGATAAATTATATTTTAATTTAAACCTTTTATAATCAATATAATCTTGATAACCCTTGGTGCAATATGAATCTAAATATTGACCTGTAGTCCAATTTGATGTCATTGCATTAAAAGTTTGTACCTCTTTTAAACCATAATTTTCAAGCATGACATATTTAACAGGGAGTCCAAGTTCTGAGCAAGCTGTTAATCTATGTTGACCATCTATGACTTCATAGTTTTCGTTGACTGTTATTACAGTGTGTAAGTAATTTTTAGTCATTGAGTTTTTTAATCTTTGAACATGGTTTTTATTAACATTTCTATTACCATGTAAAAATTTAAATCTACCATAATCAGTAGTTTCATTTATTTCTATATTATTGTTTTTATTCATAATTTTATTTTTGATTTGTTTTTAATTAAAATTTGTAGGTTATTCCTACAGCTACAAAAAACCCTCCTGTAGCTATTGCAAATGTATTAGGGTTATTATTAAACTTTTGCTTGTGCCATAACATATTAGTAGTACCAGCAGTCATTAAACTTAATCCACCTATTATAGCAAGTTTTCTCATAATATTTCTTCTATTTCTGTTTTTACTTCTACTATTGAACTTGAGTAACCTTGTGGCTCTCCGTTCCACTCTTTAAATTTATCTGTATAAAAATCATAATCCATCCAACCTTTAAATAATAAACTATCATCTAATTTATATATCTGAACATTAAATGGTGTTGTTGTTTCTATTGCTACAATATAAGCATCTGTATCTTTATCATATTGGTCTTGATACATTGCTAACTGCATTTTATAATCATTAAAGTATAAATCTCTTTCAAAGCGTTTTCCAGCATCGTTAGTGGTTTTTATG